CCCAGGCAGCGGCCCCGGCAGCGTCCCAGGCAGCGGCCAACTGCTTTTGTGTGGCCTCACCATTTGCGAAGCGTTCCGCGACATCCAGCGCATCTTTGCTACGTTGATCTGTCATCAGGTGCTCAACTTGACGAGCGCACCACACAGCAAACAGGCGGATTTCACGGTCATGTCCGGCGACGGCGCGCAAGCACCACAGCGCGTCATCCAGTCCATTGCTATCCAAAACGGTGATGATGGACAGCGGCTCGTCGTCGGCTTTGGTCTTGTTGAGAGTACGCAGCAACTTCGTCCAGCCTTCATGGCACGGTGAATGCTCGCGGATTTTGTTCAGTGTGGTTTGCATCTCAATTCCCCTGTGATTGGTGGTTACTGCCAGGTTGCACATTTGTTTGTGTGCTGCGATGTAGTCATCTTATCCTAACTAAAAATAAAAGCAAGCCTTTTTAACCTTGCAAGGTAAATTTAATTATGCAATACTGCACCAAAGTAACCAAGGAGTATAAATGAACGACGATCTAACTTATGTGCGGAATATGCTTCGAATTTGTAATGTGCGCCAGGTAGCCTTTGAATCCGGCATTGCTTATATGACGATTCAAAAAATCAAAACCGGTGAAACAAAAAATCCAAGCTATGAAAAGGTCAAAGCGCTTGCTGATTACTTCAGGAGCATTAAATGAATGAGCTTCTTAGTGTTTATCGGCATTTTGATAAAAATGGCCAATTGCTTTACGTTGGATTAACTAAAGATTTATTTAAGCGCCAATATTCACATGCATTAAAAGCAGATTGGAGGCGTGACATTTCTTATATAACCATTCAGCATTTTGAATCAAAACAAGAAGCTATTGACGCGGAATATATTGCGATAAAAGAGGAAAACCCTGTTTGGAACAATAAGCGTGATAAAAGAAATATAAATTTTGCCGAAGGAAGAAAAAAAGCATATGACACACGCAATGAATATATGGAAAAAAGACAATTTGTAATTCTCAACTTGTCATCTTCCATTGATAAAAAAATCGTTGCAAAAAATTCAAACGTAAAAATCAGTCACATTAAAAGTTTTTTACAAAAAGGTTGGGATTTTGAAATGACGGTAGACAAGCTGTACAACTATTTCAAGGGCGCAAAGAAATGAACACCAGCCCCCGCGATATTGCAGCATTCCGCCGTGTAACCAACAACAGCCCGCAGTTTAACCATGCGCAACGCAACTGCCAGGTATGCAAACGAAGGAGAAGCCTGGGTCAGTTCAAAAGTGATGAAACGATCTGCGCACAGTGCGCAAGGAGAGCAACATGAGTTATCACGATTCGCACTTGATAGCCTTGATTGACGAACTCAAATCCTCCCGCAACGTGATGGATCAACGGGAAGCCAAGACTCTGCAAGTTCTTGAGGGATTGCTTAAGCGGATTGAACGATTGGAGCAGCAGCAAAATATTTTTTCTGCATATGCGATAAGGCAATCAAATAACGCACTGACAACCGTAATGGGTAAATCATGGGAGCGATAGCATTTAACACGACGCAATCTCAGGGAAAGATCCAGAAGATATTGAACTCGCTGAAATCCCCTAAGACGCGCAGACAGCTCGAAAAAGAATTGTTTGCTGGTCACAATTATCTTATCAAGTACCTTAAATACATGAAAGATAACAAGCTGGTATATATCGCTGGATGGGCCTCATTGCCAGATCAACGAAAAATTCCAATGTATGGAGTGGGAGACTATCCAGATGTTCCAAAGCCGCCTCCAATTGACCGCAATGAACTGGATCGTCGTCAATGGCAAAAGGTGAAAGCAGATAAAGAGCGGCATGAGGAATGCAAGGAAAGGCGCAATCGGCGGCAAGCGCTGAAGCGTACAAAGCCATTCCGTGACCCACTTATGACCTGGATTCAACCGTGAACCTAATTGTGAACAGCGATGAATCCCTTCAGCGTGCTATCGGCGCATTGCGTCAAGCTTACCTGCAGGACAAGTTCCTTCGCATATCGGTTAAGACTGGCAAGGATCGCTCGCTAGACCAAAACGCTGGATCACACCTTTGGTATGCCCAACTGGCACGCGAATTGCCGGAGGAAACAGAACTTGGCTGGAAATGCTTCTGCAAGCTCGTTTTCGGTGTGCCGATTCTGCGTCAGTCAGATGAAGAGTTCAAACAGCTTTACGATTCGGCCATCAGGAAATCTCTGACGTATGAACAAAAGCTTGCGGCCATGCGAGTTTTGCCAGTCACCAGCCGAATGAATGTGAAGCAAAAGACCGAATATCTGAAGTTGATGCAGGAACATTTTGCAAAGCAACATGGGGTGATCCTAGAATTTTTATGAAGTTTATGCGATTTACATAAAATGGAGAAACAAATGAGCGAATGGATTGAGTGGAAAGGCGGGAAAAATCCGCCAGTTGATATTAAAAAACCTGTTGATATAAAAATGAAATCTGGCGTTGTAAAACATTTGGAATGTGCTATCGGTGCATTTTGGGGACATACTGGATCGGTTGGTGACATTGTCGCTTACCGTATTGTGAAGGAAAACAAATGAGCCAATGGAAGCCAATTTCCACAGCGCCTAAAGATGGCAGTTATGTGATTTTATATGTTCCAGATGAAGATTCTGAATTGACAATTGCATGTTGGATATATGGAGATTGGCGCTCATGGGTTTGGAGCGAAGATTGCTGGCAAAATGTGCTTAATCCAACACATTGGATGCCACTGCCGGAGCCGCCAAAAAAATGATAAGAACTGCGTTTAAAAAAAAGAAGAGAAGGAAATGCGCGATTAAAACATGCCGCGCTGAATTTGAACCCCGCAGTATTTCTCATAAGGTGTGCGGAAAAGAAGAATGCGCCATAGCTTGGGGCCTGCAGGAAAGGGAAAAGCGTCTGGCAAAGGTGGCGAAGGAAGAAAGAGCCGCGACTAAGCGAAAGAAACAGGAAATTAAAACACGTACAGAATGGGCTGACGAAGCACAGGATGTTGTGAACCGCTATGTGAATTTGCGTGATTGGGGAAAGCCCTGCATATCGTGCGATAAGCCCCATACATACGGTTCTGTACGCAATGCTTCGCATTACAAAAGCAGGGGTGCATACAGCGCTATTCGGTTTCATCTTTGGAATATTCATTCAAGTTGCTATAGATGCAACAAAGAACTTAGTGGGAACATTAGTGAATATCGTCCCAGGCTGATTGCAAAGATTGGAATTGATAAAGTCGAATTTCTGGAAAACCATGAGCGTGTTCGGAAATACTCGGTTGAGTATTTGCAACGCATCAAAAAAATTTTTGCAAAGAAAGTTCGTCGTTTAGAAAGGAAGTTAAATGAGCAAGCCTCATCTTAGAAAGTGCGGGCCTCGCGCCTGGTTATGCACTAACAGCCCTAAAGAAAAGCACATCCTCAGAGGCGTTGCAGCTCCGACGCCACGCGAAGCTTACTATCGGTGGCAATCTTTGCTCAAAATAGTTCCAATCAGTCAATTATTGATTGAGCCCAAGTAGGGCATTTTTTTGGGTTTGTTGTGTAGGACGGACTTGATGAGATTTGTGGGAAAAGTCCTTGCTTTCTGTCAGACGTCCAGTAGAATTATTGCTGTGCTTGGCGGCACCTAATATCAGTAAAGTCCCACATGCTTATCTGCCTGTACTGGTCAGGTCCGCCAATCCCCAAAGGGGAAGGTAAGCAGGTGGGACTTTTTGCGTTTGGAGGTAGCTTTGTCTAATCAGTGGTTTCGCATGTATTCGGAATATGCGACAGATGCAAAGGTGCAAAGCATGCCCGAACACATGCAGCGCCGGTTAGTGATGCTTTTTTGCCTTAGATGTTGTGACGTCACAGTGACGCTCAGTGACGAAGACCTTGCGTTTCAGCTTCGAATTAGTGACGAAGATCTGGCCGAAACGAAGCAATTATTTCTTCGAAAAGGGTTCATCAATGAGGATTGGGATTTGGTGAATTGGGACAAACGACAATTTGTCTCAGACTCAAGCACAGAGCGGACTAGAGCTTATCGGCAGAGGAAAAAAGAAAGGGAAGAACTGCTTAAAAAACAGGCTGAAACGTCACGGGAACGTCACAGTGACGCCCTAGATACAGATACAGATACAGAACAGAATCAAATACAGAAACAGAAGAAGAAAACCACTGTCTCGGCTAACGCCGAAACCGCTCAGGTCTTCGACTACTGGAAACAAAAGTTAAATCATCCAAATTCACAGTTGGACAACAAAAGGGTTAAGGCCATATCCGGAAGGTTGAAGGACGGTTACACGGTTGGTCAGCTTTGCCAAGCCATTGATGGCTGCAAAAACTCTCGCTGGCATCAGGGAGAAAATGATCGAAAGACCGTGTATGACGATATCGAGCTGATTTGTCGGGATGGTCCGAACGTCGATCGGTTCATTGGATTGGCAAACAAGACTGATGATCCGTTTGAGGGATTGAGCAAGGCAGGAAGACAAACAGCACTTAACGGACAGCAATGGTTGGAGGAAATGAATGCAAGACAATGACTCTGCTCGATTCTTGGCGCTGATGACTGGCATTTGTGAGTATTACGGTAAGGAAATTTCAAAAGCGGTTATCAGTTTGTACTGGAACGGACTTAAGCAGTTTGACTATCCAGCAATTGAAAAGGCGTTTTGGGAACATACGCAGAACCCGGATACTGGTCAGTTCATGCCAAAGATTGCAGACATCATGAAAATGTTGCAGGGCAGAACGACAGACCAAGCTTCGATTGCATGGTCGAAAGTTGACGAAGCAGTAAGGCGAGTTGGAACTTATCGTGATGTTGTGTTTGATGACCCATTGATCCACCGAGTGATTCAGGACATGGGAGGGTGGATTAAGCTTGGGACGATAGATGAGAAGGAGTGGCCGTTTATTGAAAGGCATTTCCAGACGCGCTATCAGGGCTACAAGCTGCGAAATGATGTTCCTGAATACCTACCTAGCTTGACAGGTATTTCGAACGCTCAAAACGCGAAAGAAGGGTTTTTGAAGGAAGAGCCTGTTTTGTTGGGCAACAAGGAAAAAGCGCAGCAAGTGTTGTTGGGTGGAAATACAAATTCTGTTTTGCAAATTAACTGAAGGGGAAATTATGCGTGAATTTATCGTTGCAATTGCAAGCGTTATTGTTTTGTTGCTTGCAATCTATTCTGCAATTTGGGGTTTGTGGTGCTGGGTTGTCCCGATGCTGTGGCCGACTGGCCCTGAAAACATCATTAGCCCGAGTTTTTGGCTGTTTGTCGGGGCATTGTTTTTGATTCGTTTTATCTTGGGTTCTTTTCAAAAATAAGGGGAAATCATGAAAGAAGAGGGAAAAGTAAACTGGGACGAACCTGAATCGATGGAAGCCATCATTATCTGGGCTGAGAACGATCACAAGATGCCGACTGATTACTGTGTGTTTCTGTGGTCGGTAATTCTGTTCATTGTGTTTGGTATCCCGGCGCTGTTCTGGGTGTTTGGTCAATAAAGGGGAATGAAATGCGTGGTTATTTTGAGTTGTTTATCGCAAGTTTCTGTTTCATTGCTGCTATTTTGGTTGGCGCTTTTGTAGGTGGATTGATTGGTTATTACATGGAATTGACTTGTAATTAACAATCAGGAGCGACTAATGGAACATAGAAACCTTGAAGAGCGGGCCCTCCGGATGCTGGCAGAGAAGAACTACACGGCGCGAGGGTTTGGGGCAAAGGTGCGCATTACCGAGGAAAACGCCAGAAAGTTCCTTGAGGGCCTGGTTGAACAAGGAAAGGTAACAAGAACCAAAACCGCGCGGATGACATCGTATTACGTACAACCAGTGGTATCGGTAGATCCAAGGATGCCAGTGCCCTACAGGCCGGAATTCAAGGAATACAGGTACGATTTGGGCGCGTTTGCCCGACTGTGTGAAGGTGCTAGGACAGAAAGAGGCTGCGTATGAACTGCAAACAAGGCGATCTAGCTATCATAATTGGTTGTACAAAAGGGCAAGAATGGAGCTTAGGAAAGATTGTGAATACCATTCAATACCTTGAATGGTATGGCGAAAATGCATGGTTCATCAGGCCAAAGCTCGTAAATCCCAATGGAGTGACTTGCGATGCTGCTTTGGATGAGTATTTGCGCCCCATTTCTGGCCTTCCAATGGAAGAAGAAACAGAACAAAAGCTGAAGGAGCCAGCATGAAAACAGACAACTGGCTGATCTGGTGGGCAACAGGCTTACCTGCAGCATTGATGGTTATTGCATATTGGTCGATGTAACTACAGGAGAGAGGGAATGAAAAGGCTATATAGGGTTTCAGTAGAGTTTGAAATGGTCGTAGAAGCTGAAAATGAAATGGATGCGCATTTTATTGCTGTTGAACATGCGGCAGAGTGCGTTTCAGATAGTTCGCCTGAAACGGCTGTATATGGCGTTGTAAAGCATGCCGTTGAATTGCCTGATGGGTGGGATGAGATGTGTTTGCCTTATGGCGGTGATGGTGAAAAACGGATCGGCCAAATTCTTCAGGAGCAATCCAAATGACTAACCTGACCCCGTGGTTTGACCCCAAAGTAGACGGACAGCCGGTAAGGGTTGGATGGTATGAGCGGGAATACAAATGGGTAAAAGGCAACGACGCCCGTGACTGGTGGAATGGAATGGAATGGTTTTATGGAGACGAGGACGGAGGATTTAGTGACATACCATCCCGCCAACAAGATCGCCCCTGGCGCGGCCTGACAGAACCTAATGAGGAGAAGCAATGAGCGTTCGGAGTAGCGAAGTCCTGCGCCTGGCGGCTGAGTTGGAATTCGATTGGAAATACGATGCTTGCATACTCGCGCATAAACGCCTCAAAGCTACAACTGAAGACATGAAAAGACAGCGCAAATATCTGCAATTAGTCAACTGGCTATCGACTGTCCCATGCACCGAACATGCCGTCATGGCCCTATGCCTAGCCGCAGCCATAGCAGAGGATGAGGGGGATTGAGATGCCATATGGTTTTTTATTTTTGAGCATTTGGTGTCAAGTTGGAATGGCATTTTCCATACATGACAAATTCTATTTTTTAGCCATCTTTAACGCATTGATGGCAATTGCCTGCGCTTATAAAGCAGGTCGGGAGTGGAGGCAATGAGAAAGTTTGATCTGGAAGCAGCAAAAGCCGGAGCCCCTATTGTTACAAGGGATGGCAGGGAAGCGAAATTCGTGACCCATATTCCAGAGGCAGGCGAAGGTTTCCGTGTTGTTTGGATGCAGAGCGGCATTGTTGGCTGCTCTTATGAAAATGGGAAACTTGGAGAAAATATTGATTCTCGTCATGACCTATTCATGAAACCGCAGAAGCGACTCGGATATATCAATATTTGGTATAACAAAGAGCACGAAGAAATTCGTTGCAATACCCGTCCTTATGAATCAATGATTGATGCTTATGAAACAGCCAAAGGATCATCAGATTATCTTGCTATTGCCGTGCAAATAGAAATTGAGGAATAGCTTGAATACCCGCAAGCCAGCAGCTAAAATATAACCGTTGAGGTTCCCCCTCTCTTCTTCCCTCAACAGACGCGCTAACCCCCTTACGGCGCGCCAGTCGGTGAAAGGCCGATGTTTTTGCATCAATATCAAAGCTGCCGCTTGGATGAGGCAAGCAGGGATGTTACCAGTGCTCATGAACTGGATAGTCTGTAAACCCAGACCAGCTTTGATATTGGTGTAATGCAAGTGCATGAGAAACGCTCAGGGATACTTCGCGGTGCTGAAAAGTACGCAGCGGTCACCGAAAAGCCTTTGCCTGGTAGCGCGGGCCACCAATAACCAATTGACGAATGCGCAGGCTGATGCGCGCGCGAGGAGCCAAGGTGCAGAGTGCTCGGGCATGTGACCGAGTTTATGCAACGACTAGGGCGGTTCGACTCCGCCTTGTGCCCAAAGCTAACGATGACGCTAGGGCAAGCCGGAGCTCAGCACCGGCCGTCAATACCTACATGCTGCTTTAGCTCAGATGGTAGA